ATCTGGTCTCTCTTCTGGATGTACATCATAAAGACCATCTCCAACTCGTTGGCGAGCGTCTGCCAGTCAGAATCGTCAACGCACTTGAGCATCGCCTCCATGCGCGAGCTTTCGAAAAGGAAGAGCGCGAATTCACGTTTCCAAGTAGCGTCGCTGGTATTCCTGCGGGGACCGGAAGTGGACTTCTTGGGCACCTTGACATGGGACAGTTTATATTGTGAGAATATAACGTCCCAGAATTCGTTAGCTATCGTCTTCTCTACGCTGTCGTAACCCGGGGTCAAGCCGAGCTCCGTGCGATAGAAAGCGTTGTCCAACGGAGTATAAGACATGGGGTTGGACATGTAGCCGGCGACACAACGCATCCGGTCCCAACCAGAGTGCACGCCGTTCAGACATACACCGTCGCCATCAAGCGAGGGAGGAAGCTTATCGTCCAGCTCCCGGGTGAAGGCGCGCTGGAACAGCATAACCCGCGGGTCGAAGGAATAGACTCCGGTAAGCAACTCGCGCGCTTCGCGAGACACGAGAGGTTTGCTGTGAGTGCTCGTACCGTTGCCAAACACGAGTCCGAGGTTGGAGTTGCCGTTCATCTGCTTCATAAGGCCGTATTTGGCGTAATACTGGCGTGAAGCGTCGTCTTGGGGAAGTTTCATTTACTCTCCGTCGTCGTCGGGCTCGGTCGCGTCCGCCAAACCGGCCATGACGTGTTTCGTGAAGCCCTTCACAGAGCCGTTGGCCCTGGTGTATTGTGAACGCTCGCGTTCGTAGCTGGACTGTGTCTCGTCCTTGACCGCAGCTTCCGCGCGCTGGAATTCGATCACTTCGTTGACAAAAGCCGCGTACGCGACGCGCTCCTGCTTATAGGTGCGCGACTCGAACTGCGCACCGTAATCGGCGCCGGGCAAACCGGACAACACCATCGTGTTGAAACCGAACAACAACGGGTGATCAACGAGCACCTCCAGCAGTTCGAAGTCCTGTTCACCGAACAACAGGACTGAATTATTCGGGGCGGCCTGAATACTTGCGATATCGGTGACCTGCGCGTAGGATATAAATTTGTCGTCGGGAACGACGTTCGGCAGCGGTGCAATCAACCGAGTAGGTAAATCAACGCTAGATTTAGTGCTTTCCTGCTTGTCCAACATGTGCGAAAGGTCCATATTACCTCCAAATGGGTTAGAATTGATAATGACGCGACGGTCGAGCATCGGATAGTAGAC